CGGTCCCGATCGTCCAAAATGGCGTGACGGTGCAGACCACCACCGCTGCGATCTCCGCCTCGCCGTCGCAGACCTACACCTACCTGACCGTCAGCCAGACGCCCCAGTTGGCCAACAGCCGGTACTTTGGCGCAACCAATGGGCTGACGTTGACTGACGGCGGCGCTCAGGGTGTGTTCAATGTAACGACCACAGGCGCTCTTTTGTCGCTGGTGAACTCCAGCACTGGGTTCCAAGTCAAGACGTCCTCTACGGTCCTTACAAGCCGCTCTATAGCGGTTTCCGGGGCTGGCCTGTCCATCACCAACGGTTCTGGCGTATCTGGTGACCCAACCGTCTCTTTGAGCGGCCAAATTCTGAACTTTGCCAACGCCAGTTTCAACGGCCTTGTGGTGCTTTCAACCGGCGGCGGCGTCACTTCTGCGGTCATCACAGGCACCGCAAGCCAAATAGACGTGGCCAACGGCACCGGGGTAAGTGGCAACCCCACGCTGTCAATTTCAAACAACCCTGTCGTCCCCGGCACGGGCGGCATGATTCTGCCTGTTGGCACGACGGGTCAGCGCGGGTCGTCAATTGACGGCAACCTGCGGTACAACACCACAACAGCCAGTTTTGAAGGCTACGCCAACGGCGCATGGGGTTCCATCGTCAGCGGGGCAGGCGTCAGCTCCATCTCTTTTGGCTCAACTGGCCTGACTCCATCCACCTCGACTACCGGCACTGTAACGGTAGCAGGAACCTTGGTGGTGGCCAGCGGAGGCACGGGCGCAACCACAGCGGCAGGTGCCAGAACAAATTTGACTGCGGCAGCCTCTGGTGCCAATACTGACATCACGTCAGTCACGCTGACAACAGGAACAATTTCAACAACCCCCTCGGGGTCCACAGACATTGCGAACAAGTCGTATGTTGATACTGTTGCGCAGGGCTTGGATACCAAAGCCTCCGTGGTGGCTGGAACAACGGCAAACATCACATTGTCTGGGGCGCAGACCATTGATGGCATCTCAATCGTTGCAACTGACCGTGTTTTGGTAAAGAACCAAACAGCGCCAGCGGAAAACGGGATTTATGTTGCGTCGGCCACAGCATGGGCAAGAGCGGCTGACATGAGTACATGGGCACAAGTCCCCGGCGCTTACGTCTTTATTGAAACAGGAACGATTCTTGCCGACACAGGTTGGGTCTGCACAAGTGACGCAGGCGGCACAATCAATGTCACCGCCATGACTTGGGCGCAATTCAGCGGCGCTGGCAGTGGCGTCAGTGCAATATCGTTCGGTACAACGGGTCTGACACCATCAACGACCACCACAGGGTCTGTGACCGTTGCAGGCACTTTGGCGATCGCCAATGGCGGAACCAACTCCACGGCGACAGCAACTGCGGGTGGCTCTGCATACGGCACTGGAACTGCATTTGCGTTCACTGCGGCAGGAACAGCAGGGCAAGTATTAACATCGGCAGGCGCAAGCGCACCAGTATGGTCGGGCGTCTCAGGCGGGACTTTCTAAGGAAATAAAAATGGCTGCAACGAACTTCACACCAATTCAACTTTATCACTCGACGTCTGCATCTGCCGTGCCACTGGCGGCAAATCTTGCGCAAGGTGAATTGGCAATCAACATCAATGACGGCAAGCTGTATTACGAAGACAGCACCGGCGTTGTTCAGGTAATTGCGACCAAGGGGGCCGGCACAATCGGCGGCTCAACCACGCAGATCCAGTACAACAACGCCGGCGCGTTGGCGGGCAATGCCGCGATGGTATTCAACAGCGCAACCAGCACCACCACGCTGACCACGCTGAACCTCACCAATGCCCTTGGAGCGATCTACGGCGGCACGGCGCAGTCTACCTATACCCAAGGTGACATCCTCTACTCCTCGGCCTCCAACACGCTGGCCAAGCTGGGCATCGGCGTGGTCAACTACATCTTGACATCGACCGGATCTATTCCTCAGTGGGTTGCGCCTTCAAGCATTGCCGTGTTGACGGCCACCAACCTTGATGGTGGCGCTGCTGGATCTGTCCCTTACCAGTCGGGTGTAGCCACGACCACCTTCTTGGCCATTGGAGCCGCGAACCGGGTCATGACGTCCACCGGCACCGCCCCGCAGTGGGTGACCGCCCTGACGGGCCTTACGGGCGTTTCCAGCTCCTCTATCACCAACACCAGCCTGACCTCCGGGCGCGTCACCTTCGCCTCCACAAGCGGCTTGCTGGCCGACTCGGCCAACCTGACCTTCAACGGCACAACCCTAACAACCACCGGCCTGTCAAATAGCGGCTTCAGCACCTTGGTCAAGACCCTGACCTTGGGCGATACCAGCTTCAACGGCACGGCGGTGTTTGCTCCGACTACGCCTGCCAAGCTGTACATGGGCACCGGCACGGTAACCGACGTCACCTCGGCAATCAGCGCAACCAACACCACGGGCGCGATCTCCTCCTTGGCCATCACGCCAATTGCTGCGACCAACACCGGCGTGACCTACACCAACGCATCAACCCTGTACATCGCAGGCGCTCCAAGTGCTGGCACAAACATTACGATCACCAACCCGTTCGCGCTGTACATTGCCGGTGGCACTTCTTATTTGGGCGGTGCGGTTACCCTTGGCGGCACAGTATCAGGCGGCGGCAATCAGATCAACAACGTGGTGATTGGCAACTCTTCTCCGCTGGCGGGTGCGTTTACTACAGTAACCGCAGGGAAAATGGTCATTACTGGCGGGGCCAGCACAACGCTTCTAAGTGCGGTAATTACAGACAATGATACTGACTTAAAAATTGGGGGATCGGGATCAGGGACAAACAAGAATATTAAAATTTATAGTGATGGTTTTGGTACATTAGTTGGCACATTCTCCTCCACCGGCCTAGCAGTCACCGGGACGCTGAGTGCGACGGGCAATGTGACTCTTGGAGATGCAAGCGCAGACACGCTTAATGTGGGCAATGGCGATTTGATTAAAGATGCAAGCGGTAACTTGGGCTTGGGGGTTACTCCTAGTACCGTATCTCCGGGCAAAGCAATAGAAGTTGGTTTTGCGGGAAACATCTTGCAAGGGTACAACAGCGGAACTTTTTACATAGGGCAAAACTGGTATTTCAACAGCGCAGACAAATTTGCCGGTAATGGTCGAGCATCTGTATATGTTCAGAATGCTGGCGCTCACTCATGGCAAACATCATCAATATCTAATGTCTCAGGTGCAGGTGCTGGTGCCTCAATGGGCACTGTAATGTTGCTGGATAGCAGCGGTAACTTGGGTATTGGGACGAGTTCGCCGGGTGCAAAGCTGGATATTTCTTATGCTGGTGGCACAAGTTCAAACACAACACTTGGACTAAAAATTGGTGCAGACGTTGGAAACAATACTAGCAGAACAGTTAACACAAGAAAGTTTGCGTCTATTGGTGGTGCAAACTATAGCAATTCTTCTTCCAACATCGGAATTGTGTATTGCGACAGTGACTTAACAACCAGCATTATTTCTATTGGCGGCGGCAGTAGCGGCGTGTATGACGCAACAGAAATAAGATTTATAACTGCCGCAACTACTACGTCTACAACTGGGTCGCAAAGAATGATCCTCAACTCCGCTGGAGATGTGACCGTTTCAACCGGCAACCTCATCGTTGGCACTGCTGGCAAAGGCATTGACTTTTCTGCTGATCCGTCTGCCGCTGGAATGACTAGCGAATTGCTAGATGATTATGAGGAAGGCGGTTGGACACCGGCAGCAGCGTTTAGCGGAGGCAATGGAACGCTGGTTTATGGTTATCAACTAGGATATTACACCAAAATAGGGCAGCAAGTTACGCTAAATGGATTGCTTCAATTTGATAAAGGTTCAGCATCGGGTAATTTTTTAATTTCTGGATTGCCGTTTACTCGAAACAATAATCTTGCTGGGTCAAATGCAATTTCAGTAATGGCTTTTAGGTGCGGATTGGCTGGAAGTACAGTTGCAGGCGTAGTAACTCAAAATGCAACAACCATAGATATGTATTTACAAGCTCAAAACAATTCCACTGCATTTGTTGCAGTGACAGCAACACACTTTGATGGGAACACTGCTTCGTTTTATATGACTATAACTTACACCGTTTAATTAACTCGGCCATATTAGCCAAGTCGGACACTTAACCTAAAAGGAAAATATCATGTCACTCGAAAAAGTAATCTCTGTCGATCTCATTGAAGTCATTGAAAGCGGCGCTGTGCAAGTTCGCACTAAGACTGCCATACTTGAGGACGGCAAACAAATCAGTGGCACATTCCATCGTCACGTTGTCGCCCCCGGCGCTGATTACAGCAATGAGGATGCCCGTGTCAAGGCTATCTGTGCAGCAACGCATACAGCGGCTGTGGTTGCGGCATATCAAGCAGCACAAGCAGAAAGGGCAACAGCATGAACTTAGAACTCGACGTTAACGAAATCAACTTCGTCCTCCAGACGCTGGGGCAGTTGCCATCCAGTAGCGGATGCTGGCCTCTGATCGTCAAGATCAAAGAGCAAGCCGAGGCGCAAGTAACGAAGCCCAATGAAGCCAGCACCTAAACCGATACTGTGGTTTTTGCAAGCCAGCAACTCGCTTGCGATCACGATGCCGTGGAAGACTGTCTACTGCCGCCCCGGTGAGCAGGGCAACTTGCCGCTGGCAGCGCATGAGGCAGTCCACGTTGCACAGATTGAGCGTGACGGGGCTATCAAGTGGACGATCAAGATACTGTATTACCTGATGCGTTATGGCTACTTGAAAAGCCCATACGAAATCGAAGCAAGAACGAAAGCGGGATATTGAGATGAACCTTGAAGCACAATTCTCTGCCCATGAGCAGGTATGCGCCGAACGATACGCGCAGATCAACGCACGATTAAAACGACTAGAAGGCGTGATTATGAAGACCGCCGGGGTGCTTATCGTCTCAATGTCAGCTATCGTTTATGCAAGCCTCACATTCCGTTAATCATGGAGTTCTTCGAAGCACTGGCAAAGGGTTGGCCGATGCTGCTGGCGCTGATTGGATTGATTATTGTGCTTGCGAAGATGGATATCAAGATTGCTGTTTTGGAAGAAAAAGTTAAATCGTTGTTTGAGATATTTAACCGCAAAGACAAATGAAAGCCAAGCTCACCTTCTTCGTCACCCTGATGGTCAGCTTGACCTTATGCGTTGTTGTTATGTCAATGGTAGGCGTATTGATGATTGGCCTGTTTGACGAAAAAGTAGACAACAGCGAAATCTTCAAGCTGATTAGCCCAGCGTTTCAGACGATTGTTGGCGGTTTTATCGGTCTTTTGGCAGGTGTCAAGCTGTCCCACGATGACGAGGAAACAAAATGATTCCAATTGTTGCATCCCTCCTTGGTACATTGGCTCAGAACGGTCTGGGCCTCTTGTCATCTGCGCTTCAAGCAAAAGGCAAAGAAGTTGTTGAAAACGCGCTGGGCGTGAAGATCAGCGACAACCCCAGCCCAGAAGAAGTCAGCAAACTGCGTCAGTTGCAATACGACCACGAAGAGCGGCTGATTGAACTTGGCATCATGAAAGCCCAAGCGGAGTTGGAGGAACTCAAGGTATTTGCCCTAGCCTCCCAGAACGAGGATAACAACGTCACAGACCGCTGGAAGGCGGACATGGGTAGTGACTCTTGGCTGTCCAAAAATATTCGCCCCATGAGCCTTGTAGCCATCTTTGTGGGGTACTTCATCTTTGCCATGATGTCTGCATTCGGCCTGAACGCCAACGAGTCCTACGTTGAACTTCTAGGGCAGTGGGGAATGCTGATCATGGGTGCTTACTTTGGCGGACGAACAATTGAGAAGTTGGCGGACATGAGGAGCCGAAAATGAGCCTCAGTCAAGAGCAGGCCGCTTTCCTGCTGGATGCCTGCAAACTCATCCAGCACGCCACTGAGCAGGGTTTTATGGTCACTGGGGGAGAGTTGGCCCGTACTCCTGAGCAGCAGGCTTTGCACGTCAAGGCTGGCCGCTCCAAGACCATGAACTCCATTCACCTCAAGAGGTGCGCCATCGACTTGAACTTCTTCAAGGATGGGAAGATAATCTGGGACAAGGGCATCATTGCTCCGCTGGGCGCTTACTGGGAGTCTTTGCACCCCAAAAACCGCTGGGGCGGGTCATTTAAGTCGCTGGTTGATTGCCCGCACTTTGAGCGCAATATTGGTTAAAAAAGGCAAACCGTTAGCCTCAATAGCGGCAATTAAACTAGGAGTTTGGAATGGAAAAAATCACTTTATCGGCGCAACTGGTGAACGCAATTTTGCAATATTTGGGCAATCAGCCTTTTGCCCATGTGGCAAATCTGATTAATGGCATACAAGAAGAGGCAAAAAATCAAGTTCCAATTGAAAAAACGGAATAAATCTGCGCACTAAATAAACGGGGAACAGCATGACAGTAGCCGCAGTTATGACGTACGACAGTTTGGTCAACGACATCCAGACCTATCTGGAGCGTACAGATGACCAGACGTTAGACAAAATTCCGCAGTTCATCATGCTGGCAGAGCAGATCATCGCGGCCGAGATCAAGTTTCTTGGCAACCTGACTGTGGCCACAAGCGCTATGGTGGCCTCTGACAATGTCATCCCCAAGCCCGCACGCTGGCGCAAGACTGTTTCAATGAACGTCACTGTGGCAGGCAAGCGCCAGCCTGTGCTGCTCCGCACCTACGAGTACATCCGAGAGTACTGGCCAGAGCCGGCCAGCACTGACGTGCCGCTGTACTTTTGCGACTACGACTACCAGCACTGGCTGGTGGGCCCCACCCCTACACTGGCCTATTCTTACGAGGTGCTGTACTACGAGCGCGTACAGCCCTTGGACTCATCAAACCAGTCAAGCTGGTTCACGCAAAACGCCCCACAGGCGCTGCTGTATGGCACCTTGCTGCAAGCCATGCCGTTCGTCAAGAACGACGAGCGTATGCCTATGTGGCAGAGCAATTACGACAAAATCATCGAAGTCCTGAAGACGGAGAACGTCATCCGTGCGGCTGATCGTCAGGCGATTGTGAGGGATTCATAATGAGTTTCAATTCGCCCTTCACGGGCCAAGTTATCCAGCCGACCGATGTTTCATATCGAAGCATTACGCTTTCTGCTGATTCGACGTTGTCGTGGCCAATCAACGGGAGCGCCACCGACAACGCTGCGGCCCGGGTCATGGACGTCTCGTCGCTCTCAAGCGGCTTGGTGCTTGCTGGCGTCACCGTGACAGGCACAGCGGGCCAGTGCTCTTGCACCACGACCCCCAGCCTGTTCGTTGGCCAAGCCATCGTCGTCACTGGAGTTTTGACTGGCACGGCGACAGGCATTGTCAGCGGCAACACCTACTACATCATTCTCACCAACGGCACGACCACCTTCACGCTGTCGGCCACTTCAGGCGGCACGGCGGTGTCCACCACGGCCGGCACGACGACCGGCCTGACCTTCACGCTTGACGCGTTCACCTTGGACATGCCGCCTGCAAATCAGGCGTCTGTCGGCATTGATGCGCTGTTCCGCAACGTCGGGTCTTACAGTTTTGAGGTCAGGACTTACGCTGGCGGCACGATCGTCACGATCGCCCCCGGCGAGGCCAAGTACATCTACCTGACCACCAACGCCACCACGGCGGGCACATGGGGCCTCATAGCCTTTGGCGTAGGTACATCCAACGTCGATGCCGCGACCCTTGCTGGGTATGGCCTCAAGGCCATCTCCAACACCCTGAACGCTGCCAATGAGGTCAACACGTTTGGGTCAAACTACACCGCGCTTGACACGGACCGCGCCTCAACCTACGTCTGGACCGGCGGCTCTGGCACCCTCGCGCTGACGGCAGTTGGCACACTGGGCAACGACTGGTACATGATGGTCCGCAACGGCGGCACAGGGACGTTGACCATTGCCCCTGTCAGCGGATTGATTAACGCCGCATCAACAATTGCCTTGCAGCCCGCAGACTCTTGCGTGATTTGCTGCTCCGGCTCTGCATTCTTCACCGTCGGCTTGGGCCGTAGCACTGAGTTCAACTTCACCCAGCTCACCAAGGCTGTGGTGTCTGGCAGCTACACCCTGACCTCCTCAGAGGCGGCCAACACGGTCCAGAAGTACACCGGGACGCTGACGGGCAACGTGACGGTGGTCCTGCCTCAGACGGTGCAGGTTTACTACATCACCAACCAGACCAACGGCGGGGGCCCCGGCTACCAGATCACCTTTACCACGAGCGGCGGCGGTGGTACGGCAACCGTCCCCGCCAGCCAGCAGGTGATCTTGCTGTGCGACTCAATCAACCTGCTGAACGCCTCAACGATCGCCGCCGGTGCGGTAAACATATCTTTGGTGGACGGCACAGTGGGCGCTCCAGCGCTGAACTTCCAAACCGAGACGTCAACGGGCATCTACCGCCCTACCTCTGGTGAGTTTGGTATTGCAATCTTGGGCGTCAAGCTGTTTGGTCTGACCGCTACGGGGCTAAATATACCGGGCACTGGCAACTTTACTGGGGGTGTTCAGGGCGGGACTTTCTAATGGCGACCAAAGTCTTTTCCCTTGACACGAAGCCGGGCATCCAGCGCGACGGCACGGTATTTGACAAGGTGTTCTACAGCGACGGCGAGTGGGTGCGCTTTCAGCGCGGCCGTCCCCGCAAGATCGGCGGCTACCGCGTCATCTCTGACCAGCTCACCGGTCCATCACGCGGGATCTGGGTCAACCCTCAGAACGCCTTTACCTCAATTTTTAGCGGCTACAACGATGGGCTGCAAGTCCTGACCATTGACAACAACGGCGTGGGCTCTGGTGTCGGCAACTTTACGCTGTCCAATTTCACGGCGTCTGACCTGAATCTTTGGCAGTTTGACGGCTTCTATGATGTCTCAGGCTTGGGTTATCAGTCACTTGTGGCCCACCCCGGCCTGAACCTTGAATCAATCAGCAATGACAACAACACCCCGGTGCTGATCGGTGACATCACCGCCTTGACCATGAGCCAAATCGGCGTCTTTACTGCGTCTGGGACCACAACAAATTTGAGTGCCACAGTGACTTTGGCCGCATCAAATCCGCTGATCGGTGCTGGCCAGACTGTGACGGGCGCAGGCATTCCGGCCAACACCACAGTGGTGTCAATATCAACCACCACGCTGGTAATCTCCAACACAGCCACGGCCTCTGCCACTGTGACGCTGACCTTCAACAACAACATCTCGGTGTCTGGCGGCGTTGTGTCGCTGCACCCGTACCTGTTTGTTTATGGCAACAACGGACTGATTCAGAACTGTTCGGCAGGCAACACCAACGACTGGGTGTCTGCGGACGCCAATGCGACCAACGTGGCCTCCGGCAAGATTGTGCAGGGGCTACCCGTCAGGGGCGGCTCAAACGCGCCCTCTGGCCTGTTTTGGAGCCTTGACAGCCTGATCCGCGTGTCGTTCATCGGCGGCACAGGGTCACCTCCTCAGTACTGGCGCTACGACATCATCAGCAGCCAGTCTTCCATCCTGTCTTCGCAGTCGGCCATTGAGTACGACGGCGTCTATTATTGGTGCGGCGTGGACCGCTTCCTGCTGTACAACGGCGTGGTCAAGGAAATTCCCAACACCATGAACCAGAACTACTTCTTTGACAACCTGAACTATGACCAGCGTCAGAAGGTTTGGGCAACAAAGATTCCTCGTTTTGGCGAGATCTGGTGGTTCTACCCCCGTGGCGACGCCACCGAATGCACCGACGCCATCATCTACAACGTGCGCGAGAACACTTGGTACGACGCCGGCGAGGCTCCCGGTGCCCAGCGCTCTGCCGGGTACTTCTCGCAGGTGTTTGCCTTTCCGGTGGCCGCTGACTGGCATGGCAGCACGGCCGAAACCGTGTTTACCGCTACGTTCAACGAGGTGTCCGGCAGCTTTTTCCTCTACCTTGACACCTACAACACGCAGGTTGCGCTTACCCAAGTCATCACCGGCACCAACATCCCAGCCAACACGACCGTGGTGGCCATCACGACCAGCAACATCAAGACGCTGGGGGCGATCACCCCGGGCGCGGGCTACGTCAATGCAACCTACACCAACGTGACCCTCACTGGGGGGTCAGGATTGAACGCTAAGGCCACGATTGTTGTTGCCGGTACTGCTGTGACCACCGTGACCGTTACGGCCAACGGAGCGGGTTATTTGGTGGGCGATGTTCTGAGCGCCACGGCGGCCAGTTTGGGCGGCACGGGGGCCGGGTTTGCCATCCCGGTGGCGACCATCTACGCCCAAGCCATTCAGATGTCGGCGGCGGCCACGGCAACGGCGTCGGCGTCCCTGACCTTTTCAATCCCGGCTGACCTCATCGCCATGTACCAGCACGAAATTGGCACAGACGAGATTGATGGCCAGAACGTGCAGTCCATCTTGAGCTCGTTTGAGACCAATGACCTCGGCTGGGTGTCCGGCGGACCTTCTCAAATTGCCGCAGAGGGCGCAAATCGCTGGATCCGACTTGAGCGGATTGAGCCGGATTTTGTCCAGTCTGGCGAGATGTCTGTGGTAGTGACCGGGCGGCCATTTGCTCAGGGCGAGGACAAGGAATCCGACCCCTACTTTTTTGACGCCGACACCGGCAAAATTGACATGCGCGAGCAGCGTCGGGAGTTGCGTCTCAAGTTTACCTCTGACGTGGCCGGCGGTGATTACCAGCTTGGCAAGGTCTTGCTCAGTGCCGAGATCGGCGACGTGAGGCCATATGGCTCTTAACCCCGCGCAGATCTGCGACCCCCGCTACCACACGTTTGACTCGTGGGCATCGCTCATGTGCGAGCTGTACGGGGCTCAGAATCTTCAGATCCCCGACGCCCAAACGGACTGGAAGCTGTGGGGCAATGGGTTGGGCTCGATTGATGTTTTTACAAACGAAGCGCTGCCACGGACTGACCAGTTTGACAATTGGTACGACTGGGCCGAGTCCTTGGTGGCGGCGGTCAACCCGGCGACGCAAACAACATGAACTGGTGCGGCGACTCCCAATTCTTCACGCGCAACTGCGACGCCGTGAGCACCCTGTTCCCGGCGTGGGAGCGGGCCTTTGTGGCCGTGGCCAAGCATCATCTGTTGCATGTCACGGACGCAGACTTGAAGCGCCGCATTGAGGAGTTCATCTGCGAAGAGTTGGCCCACGCCAGTGCCCATGACGCCTACAACGCCCGCGCCGGCCTCACTGAGGTGGCCAACGAGGAGTACCGCAAGACCCGCCTGATCCATCGCCGCCCGGGCGCAAAGCTGTGGCTGGGCAGCATGGTCTCGATCGAGCACTTTGCGGCCTGCATGGGGCGCATGTACCTCGACCTGTACGGCAACAAGGCCGGCCGTGACCACAATTTGTTCGCGTGGCACTCCCGCGAGGAGCTTGGCCACAAGGACTTGGCCATGGACCTTTGGCGCAGTTTGGGCTACTCAGACGCTGATTTGAGGCCAATTGCAAGGCAAAATCAGGTTTATGTCATTAAATTCATTGTGGGCCAAACCCTAAAGGGATCCACTTTTCGGCGTCTTAAAGATTGGACTGACTTTGCGCACTGGGCGTGGCACATGACAACCAAGGTACTGGTGCCCATGCTCAAGATCTATGTGCCCAACTTCCACCCCGGCCGGGTGGATGATCGACGCTACCTCGGGGTGCCCGCATGACCATATCAGATTTGCACCCGGTGAGCTCCAAAGAGCACATGCTGATCCCCACCGACATCTTTGCGGTGGCGGCGCATGAGGACAAAGAGCGCTTGGAGGGCGTCAAACAGGCCGCCAAGAAGGTCGGCGTGTCGCCTGAGCGCTTTGCCTACAGCATGATGATCCAAGAGTACAGCGACCCCAGACTGATCCGCATCCGGGCAGGCAACACCCTGTTCACCATCGCAGCTTTTCCAAAAAGGGTCGGGTTTGTCCGGGGCTACAACGCAGACGTTGCCAAAATCTACATTGACAACATGATTGAGCTGTTTGAGGCTGGGCGCAAAATGGGATTTGATTACCTCGTCGCCCACACCAGCAATGCGGTGGTGCAGGCTTTAAAAATGGCAATCAAAAACATCAAGCAGGATGACTTTATTCCGTACTTTGATTCACGCACAAAAATGTTCATGCTCAAGACCGGAAAGCCGAGGGCTGAGTAATGGGTTACGTCAAGGAAAAAACAGGCTTTGACATTGCTGACCCTTTCAAGTCAGTAGGAGACGTTCTTGAAAAAGCCGCTCGAACAATACTTAATACAGTTAATGCCATTGTAAATGACCCGCTGCCAACTATTCTGCAAGTAGCTGGTTCTTATTTTGGCATACCGCCATATGTAACGTCCGCCGCCATTACTGCAATAAAAGGCGGCAGTATTGAAGACATTGCCAAGTCTGCGGCAGTATCATATGCTGTAGATAGGTTTGGAAAATCAGATTTTGCCAAAAGTATTTCTGAATTTGCAAAAACAACAGGGCAAGATTTTACGGCAGGCATACAGAAGACATTTGACCTGCCTGCTGACATTGCCTTGTCTGTAGGTAAGGCAGCGACGGCCGGGTTAAATTCAGGCATTTTTGGCGGTATCAATGCGGCTATTACCGGAAAAAACATTGGCGAGGCCATGACGTCCGGATTCACGTCCGGTGCAATTTATTCTGGCGCAGACAGCTACTTCAGCAGCTTGAAGCTCAACCCAAGCTGGGGCGTAGGGCCCAAGGCACTTGACCTGATGAAGGGAAGCGCCAGCGCGGCCCTAACCACCTTAGTAAGCGGTAAAGGGGATATAACGCAGGCTATTGGAACCTACTTAGGGAATGCCGCTTTTGAAATGGGCAAGTCTGAAGTTACGAAGCAATTCAAAGCAAAATTTGACACCTACTCCGCAGCAGAGAAGGACGCCATCAAACAACAAGACGCCAGAAAAGTAGTGGCAGATTTATACGAAGATGGTTTGAAAGAAGCAGAAAAAATTCGTGTTGACGCAACCAAGTTGATGCAAGATTACGAAGACGGCGTAAAAACAATTTATGAACCCTACATTGAAAAAGTAAATAAGCTCAATACAGATGTAGCAGACTACAAAAAAGATTATGCGTTTTATGAAACCACTGTGCAAAATCATTTGAAAGAAATAAATTACTTGCCAGAAGAAACTGGTGAGCGAATGAAAATGCGGAAGTATTACAGTAAGTTAGACAAACCTTTAGGAGATTCAATAATTGCAAAAGGTGCAGCAATAAACACGTTGTATACAACTATAACCAATGACTCCGCAGCAGTCGAGGGTTTAAAAACATTAAAGACAACCATAGAAGAAAAAATTGCTGATTACGACACAGCACGAAAAGAATTAGAAGCGCCTGCTGAAAACAATCTTGCCGCTCGTTTGTTGGCGGCAGACAAAGAGCTGGAAAAAGCATATGAAGTTTTAGGCACCGCCAAAACAGGTGCGGACACTGCCTCTGAGAATTTCAACAAGGCAGTAGCAGACGTGGCAACCAGAAACGCCACCATTGATGCGGTAAATGCCGGCACGATCACGGTAAAAGGCGTAGAGGCTGATGGCTCGTATAAGTTGTCCAACAATACTTTTTTGAAGGACGGCAAGTTTTACCAAGACGGCGAGCAGTTGTTCACCAACGCCGGCGGCACCAAGCAGAACGATCTGTCCTTCACAGACGACACGGGCAACAGGGTTGTGTACGACTCCAGCGCCGGCCGCACTATGTCAACCAGCGACGTCAAGCAGGCCTTCTTGCGTGACTTTGGCTTTGACGTTGATGACACAACAGCGGCGGCGTTTGTTGGCAAGCAATACGGCACCGTAGATCACAAATTGTATGAAGATGTTGTTGACAAAAAAATAACAACAGCGCACACCGCCTTGACTGGCAACACGTTAAGTGCTGAAGAGTTGGCAAGTATTAAAAACTCAACCGGTTCAGCCATCAGCAATAAAGATGGCGCTGCTGTTAAATTAACAGACGATGAAGTAAACAAATTATTAGCCAAGCAATTTATATTTGAAGGCGGTGATTTCAATACCAAGCAAGATGCGGCAAGGGCTGCTAAATTGGCGGGGTATACGCAGTTTGAGTATGACAACAGCATCTACTCAATGACCAGTGCCGGACCAACTGAAAAAGATGTCTACCAAGCTGTTATTGATAGTGCGCCGACTCAAAGTGCGGCATTTAACGCGGCTCGATCATTGTTGGGCACCAATCAAATTTTTGATTACAAGGGAAGCAAATTCACAACAATAACTGCTGATGAGCAAAATGCGCGTACACAAGCAGCCGCATATAACGATCCAAGTCGTGCTCTTGATAATTTTTACTCTGGCAACGTAAGGTACTCCGGCTATAACGTGGAGGGTGACATTGCTGGAAAAGTTAGATTGTCAGCCCCTGCTCAAACAATTGTTGACCAGTTGATTGCAACTGGAGCATCTGGATTTGGACAACAGCTTGAAACATTTGCTGCCGGTGCTTCATTGGCATCTGGATCAAGTCTTCAAAACTCCGCATCAAATCTTGGAAAGTGGTTAGTTCAATATGGTAAAGACGCAAATGGTTTGGATGTTGATAGACAAGGTGAAAATTTACAAAAACAATGGAGTGAAGCCGGAAAATTATCATATTTTGATCAGCCGGGAGCAATGGTCACGGCTATCAAAGAAAACCCATTAGGGTTTATTTCTGAACTTGGGAAAGAGGGATTTCAAGAAGGTCTGCCTTTGATTGCCGGTGCAATAGTAGGCGGCACAGCATTAGCATTTGGCGCTCCAATTGCAACTGGCGCAACAATAGTAGCCGCCACATCTGCCTTGCTTAATGGTTTTGAGTCTTTTGGCTCTGGTGGCAAAGAGGCTTACGATTTGGCAATAAAAGGGGGCGCTTCCGAGAATGAAGCTAGAGAAAAGGGAGTGCTTAATGGTTCAATTTATGCTGCAATCACAATACCATTAGAATTTATTGGTGATAAGGCAATAATAGGAAATTATTTTAGAGGCGCAAAAGGAAGTTTAATAGAATACGCTAAAAAGTTTGGGTCAACTGTTGCGGTAAATGCAGCTACGGAATTTGTTGAAACAGTTCCTCAAACTGTATCTACAAGGGCAACGGTTATAGGATGGGATAATATTACAGAAAAAGATGTGAGATCGGCAACAGCGGCTGGTTGGGCTGCGGCATCAATCGGCGCTGGTGTTGCAACTGGCGCAATAACACCAGCGGCAATAAATGAAACTGTAACCATAGCCAAAGATTATTCTGGGAATGATGTTTCTTATAGCGATTTTGTATCTGGTAAAAAAACAGCAGACTTGTCCACGTTAAAAGCCGACGCCGTGCTTGGGGTTGATTCTTCTGGAAAAAATGTAACTTTTGGCGATGCTGTTGTAACCAATGATTATGTAAAAATAGACCCAACATTTCTTGATAATTTTCTTCCAGCATCATTTGTAGATCCTCTGCTAACAGACAGCGGAGAAGCCCTCCAGATCGCTCAGAATCTTGGCTACGTCAACCCCTCACAAGAGGTTCTAAACAGCCTCACAGGCCCGATAAGCGAGGCTGACGCGCAAGCAAAGCTGGGTGACTTCTTGCAGAGCATGTCTGCGTTTGAGGCCGGCAAGCCGATCAGCGCTGCCGACGCGCAAGAGATGGTGAAAGACCTTGGCCTGACCACCATGTCAGACGCCGACGCAATCAGCCTTGCAACCAAGATCGTGCAAAGCGTCCCGGCAGACAAGTTAGCGCCCGACCCCAACATCAAGCTTGCAAGCGATGCCGGGTTCCCAGATGTGGCAACCTACACCCAGTACGCCGGTGACAAGACCGCATACGACAAGGTTCAAACTGACAGTGCAAACGCGCAAACGGCAACCGCCGCAGGTTTTCCTAACTTCGCAACCTACTCGCAATACGGAGGTGATGCGGGTGCCTACAAAGCGGCTCAAACAGCCGCTGCGAATTTGGCGACCGCCCAAGCAGCAGGATTTTCGGACTACGCCAGCTACGCCCAATTTGGCGGCAATTTGGCTGCTTACGATAAAGCCAACAACGATGCTGCAAACATCCGAACAGCCACAATGGCTGGCTTCCCAGACTACGCAACATTTTTGCAATACAACGGAAATTACAGCGAGTATTCAACAGCAAAAACTGCTGAGACAAACAAGCAGACGGCAACAGCCGCCGGGTTTCCAAACTACGCGACCTACACCCAATACAGCGGTGACAAGGCAAGCTATGACGCGGCCTTGTCTGTGGCGGCAAATGCTAAATTGGCTACTGAGGCAGGGTTCCCAGACTTTGCTACCTACACTCAGTACGGTGGCAATGCCGGTGCGTTCAACACGGCCACCACAAACGCCGCAAATGCACAAACAGCGTCCAATGCAGGTTTCCCTGACTTCGCTACTTATACCCAATACGGGGGCGACGCGGGTGCTTACAACACCGCCAAGACAAACGAGGCCAACACGAAGAAGGCTACCGATGCGGGCTTCCCTGATTACGCTGCTTACACGCAGTATGGCGGCGATGCTAATGCGTACCAGACTGCAACAACAAACGCCGCAAACTTAAAAACCGCGCAAACTGCTGGATTCCCGGATTTTGCAACATATACCCAGTACAACGGTGATGTGGGCGCGTACAAGGGCGCTCTGGCTGCGGCTGCAAACGCCCAAACGGCCACCGATGCAGGTTTTCCAGACTTTGCCACCTACACGCAGTTCAACGGGAATAAGGCCGCCTACGAAGCGTCTAAAGCCGCCAGCACAGCAGGCACTGGGGCAGCGCCGACAGGTGCCGCGACTGGAGCAGGCACTACTACCGGGGCTGCCACCGGGACTACTACCGGAGCTGCCACTGGCGCTACTACCGGAGCGGCTACAAATGGCGCAGCCACAGTGACTGCTGCCACTACGGCCGGATCAACCACCGGGGCCGCTGCGGATGGCTCAACCACGGGTGGGACAACTGCGGGCGGAACCACTGCGGGTACTTTAACTGGCGGGGCTACCACTGCAACAACGACTGGCGGCACAACGGCAGGAACCACGGCAGGCAGCACTACTGGCAGCACAACTGATGCCACGGGCAGCACGACTGGCACCGCTGGAACTACAAGCACGGCAGGAACCACGGGCACAACTGCAGCCACCGGAACCACTGGCACTACTGGCACAACAGGTACTACAGGCACTACCGGAGCCACTGGAACAACTGGGACCACAGGAACCACGGGCGCAACAACCGGCAGCACCACTGACACCGCAAGCACCACGGGAACTACCGGCACCACCGGAACGACCGGGACTGCTGTGACAGTAAATCCTGCATTGACAGAAGCACAAGTCAGCAAAATAGTTCTTGACGCACTCATTGCCAACCCAAGCATTACGCCGGGACAAGTTCAGAAAATCGTTACTGATGCGATGGCTGCCAACCCAAGCATCACGCCAGTTCAAGTTCAAACAATTGTTGACTCTGCGCTTCAAAAAGAACAGGCAGAGCAAGCCAAAAAGGCTGAGGCTGCCGCCAAGGCGGGCCGCGCTGCTACGGCGCAGGCTGGGATTGCGCAAAATCTCAAGACTGCTGCGGAGAGGGCGTCATACTCCGGACCGGTTGACACAACTACGCCCGGGTTTGCTGATATTGGCCTCAAGACGACCGGCGAAACAAAATTTGAAGGTCCGCTTGAGCAATACTTGAAAATGGTTGCCGGCAACACTTACGCGCCAAAACCGCAAGAAATTCAACAAAATCAACAAAATCAACAGGTGGCCCCAGTGCAAGATGAACTTTCCGCTCCACAGCAGCCGTCCGGCTCTGACTACTTCAACTACGGCCAGCAGACCGACATTGATCTGTTGCAGAGCCCCGGCACCCAGATGCTGTACTCCAAGGCTGGAGGGCTCGCCACGCCGTCATTTGCCGGTGGTGGTACTACCCGGCATGGCAGGTACGCCGGAGGCGGCCTAGGGGTCATAGAGCACTCTGGCAAGGCCCGGCTGGACTTCCGCACCGGCAACGCGGTGACCGGGCCCGGCGATGGCCAGTCCGACGACATCCCGGCCATGTTGGCCGACGGGGAGTTTGTGTTCCCGGCGGACGTGGTCGCTGCCCTCGGAAATGGCTCAACCAAGGCCGGGTCAGATAAACTCTACGACATGATGCACTCCATCCGGGCGTATCACCGGTCGGCCAAACCCAAAGACTTGCCGCCCCCAGCAAAGCGGTCCCCGTTGGATTACCTCAAAAAACGCAAACGCACAGTTAGGAGATAAGCATGGCATTCCTCCAAGGCGCACCGCTGCCGGACATCAAGACGACAGAGACCAAGACCGACACTGCCCCGTCGTACTACACCAACTACCTGACCGGGCTGTCCACTGCTGGCCAAACTGCCATGGGCAAGTCCCCGACGCAGTCTGTGGCCGGGTACGACCCGCTTCAGGTGATGGGGTACAGCAACCTGCCCGGTGCCACGACGTCATACCAACCGCAGCTAGATGCCGCGCAAGCCACGGCAGCGCAGGCCGCCCAAGGCATCACGCCTGAGCGCATTCAGGCCCTGATGAACCCGTACACCAGCAACGTGGTGGACGAGATGGGCCGCCTGTCTCAAGAGAACGTGCAGCGCAACCTGCTGCCGACCATGAAGGCCGGGTTTGTGGGCACCGGCGGTCTGGGTGGCCAACGCTACGCCAATGCCCTTGGACAGTCCATGTCGGACATTCAGGCGGGGTTGACAGGCCAGCAGTACGGCGCACTGTCAAAAGGCTACAGCGAGGCCCTGAAGGGCGCTCTGGACGAGGCCCAGTTGCAGAACTTGGCGGCCGGCACGCAAGGCAAGCTGGCCCAGCAGGAGCTGGACATGGGGCTGACCGGCGCTGGGGCGCTGACCAAGGCCGGTGCGGAGCGTCAGGCGTACCAGCAAAGCCTGCTCGACCAGCCACTCAAGACGGCTACGGCGGCGTCTGGACTTATGCGCGGCTACACCATGCCCGGCAGCCAGACCTCGACGTTCACAGGGCCAAAGGCTGGCGCGTACCAGACGTCAGATCTCAGTCAAATCTTAAACGCCATGTCAGCAGTCGGAAGCGTTGCCGGCGGCACAGGATTAAAAACTCTTACCGGATTAGGCGGAAGTCTTGCAGATTATTTGAAAGGCGCTTTGAGTGGGAACAAAACCTTTGGGGGGGAATACACCGTAGACAATTCAGAATATGCTGGCGTAAATGCAGGCGGGGTTGGCGTTTATTACGACACTGCAACCATGAGATATTACGACTCTGCCGGCAACGAAGTGGCAGTGACTGGGAATTGACATGGGAACCTCAACAGCAAAACCCACTGGTTACATTTCTGGAGAAGATCCAGCTACGCTTGAAGCAAACCGTGTCTATCAGGACGCATTAGCTCGACTGTCGCAGTCCCTTGATACTCGCAAGAACAGGTTTTTTGACCCAATTTTGCTTGCCGCCGCCCAAGGCTTTGGAGCTCCAACCCAGACCGGAAGCTTTGGTGAGTCGCTTGGCAATGTTGCAAAGAACGTCAGCGCTGCTCAGGCAGAGGACATTAAACTGGAACAGGCAATCAATGAGCAACGGGTGGCCGCCGCTGGCAAGGGCATTGAGCTGCAACGCATGAGGAAAAGAGACGCGGAGTTTGCAAATTGGCTACAAGACAATGACCCAACAGGCCCTCCACCAAAAGGCCTCTTCTCACCGACTGTTGTCGCCGGACCGGGTGCTGGTGCTGTAGCTGGTCCAAGGGCTGTGACACTTCCTAAAGTTGGCGAGCCATACCAAAGATTAAGTCTTGATCAAAATCCAGAACGTAGAGAAAACTTGCCGGCGTTCAATACATACGAAACACGATACGTTACGCAGGCTGAGTTAGACAAAATAAAAAACCAAAATTCTGCTGGTCCACTTACCTCACTTGATAAAGTATTTGATCCGCGAGCACCAGCCGTTCCGGAAGTACCCACGGCAGCTACAGGCCTCGGTGGTCCCAAGGCTGGCTCCTTGCCTGCACCAGATTCTGTTGCCAACAATCTTCAGGGTGCATTAACGCGCATAAATTCAAACAAACCTCCCGGCTATGAAGGCGTTGAGGGTGTCCCAATTTCCCCGCCAAATCGAAATTTTGTAACGGGCCGAGATTACGTTCGATTAAACCGTCACGATACCACCAAATCATTTGGCGAAATAATCAAAGAAGCTCAGGAGATTGAGCAAAAACGATACCGTGACAAAGACAACGGCGTTCTTGATTTGGCTACAGGGTTGTACTATCAGTACCCCACAGGTAAGACCGAGGAGATTACGATTTCTGGCTATCCCGGAACATACAAAGTTGATGCGCGTGTTGCGGCAAAACTTAGTAGTTTGGCTTTTAACAACGACCCGGCATATCACGACTATGCCAAACGCGTGATTGAAGGCCCGCCCAAGAAAAGCGACGCCAAGACTGGTGATGGCGAACCAAGTGGCGGTCTTAAATCGGTGCAGCAGTTGGCTATTGATGCTGAAGAAGCCAAAACACGCGCTGGAGAACTTGGAAAAAGAGCCGCTATCAAAGAAGCCGACGTTGAAAAAAATGACGTCACAGCACGGGGCATGAACGGCAGCGCATTACGAGATTTGCAATCGTTATCAGAAAGTGCAAATTTCTTTGGTATTTTTGCCCGTCCCGGTATAGTCCCAGCAGCAGGCAATTTAGTCAAACAAGGCTTACAGACGCCCGGCGGTACATTGAACATCGCCGGGTTTGAAGACACCATACGGGCGTT